CGCAACCGACGAAGGGACCGAATGAGTGAGCGACCAGACCTCAACCATCCTCATCAAGCTGCTCAGCACGGGCGATCTGTCCGCGCTGACCGCCGGGCAGAAGCAGGCCGAGACGCTAACCGCCTCGTTACAGGGTTTGCGGACGGCGCTGGGATCGCTGGGTGTCGGGTTGTCGTTCGGCGCGATCCTTGAGGGGATAAAGTCCACGGTCGAGTACGGTGCCAGCATCGAGCACCTTGCCGAGCAGGCGAACATTTCGACGCGTGCGTTGCAGATGTTGGACTACGCGGCGGCTAGTGCCGGGCTGAAGCAAGACGACATGGCGCAGGCGCTCGGTCTGCTCAACCGAAACATGGCGGCGGCGGCTGATGGCGCCACCAAGCAGAACAAAGCCATCGAGGAGCTCGGTCTCAATACCGCTACTCTGCTCGCGATGCCCGAGGAACAGCGTCTCGTGGCCATTGCGCAGGCATATGTCAACGCAGCCGACAAAGGGAAGGCTTGGGCGGATGTCATCGCCCTGCTCGGGCGAAACAGCGCACGGTTTCAGGAAATCATTACGCAGCTCGGCACGACCGGCCTCGGCGGCGTGCAGAGCGGGCTGATTGTTTCCGACGCCGACCTGCAGCGGTTCGAAAAGACGGAATCGGCCTGGGCGATACTTGGGCTGACCATCAAAGCTATCGCGACGATCCTGGTTGCTAGCAAGCCGAGCGAGGGCCTGACGAATTTAGCGGTTGCGATGGGGGTCAGCGAAGGTGCAAAGGCGCCCCGCAAAGCTGCCGGGGCTGCAGCCGGAACTCCGTCGCAGTCTGTGGATGACATCCGCAAGCAGATGCAGGCCACCCTCGACGCGACGCCGCAGATGATCGCGGCGAATCTGGCGCTCTCCAAGGCGCTGAGTGACGAGGCCCATCAGTATGACACCCTTTCACAGAAAGCCGCCGCCCTGATGGCAGAGGCCGACGAAGATGAGGCCAAGGCGAAGCAGATCCAAGTCAGCGGCACGATGCGTGAGGATTTGCAGCTCGAGGCGAAGCGCCTGCTGACTGAGGCGGCCAAACTGCGGACCCAGGCCGAGAAGGATTTGGCCGCGGCGGTGAAGCAGGCCGAGACCGAGGAGGCCAGGGGCGACGCCGAACGGACACGGCGGGCCGAGCAGGGGATCGAAATGCTGGCGAAGTGGAATCAGGCGGACGTCGCGCAGGCGAAGATCGCGATAGCTGCGACCGAGCACGATTGGAATAAGACCGACAACGAAAAGTGGCAGGAAAAGTCCGACATACTAACCGCGCTGATCCCCAAGCTGGAGCAGTACATCAAAGACCAACAGGCCAATGCCGACAACGCCACGCTTTCGCCGGCGGCCCGGGGAAAGGCGCAGAATGCAGTAGAGAGCGGCAAGACGGGGCTCGCCTCCGCCAAGGAAGCACTGGCCGACATGGGTCCGGACCCGCATTCGTTCATACAGAATCTCAGCAAGGATTTGACGGACCTCGGGATCAAATCACGCACCGTGCAGCAGTCCATAGCGAGCGGGCTGTCGGGCGCCGTCTCGTCGGGGTTCTCCTCGATCTCGACCAACCTCACGGGGGCGATTACGAAAACCGAGACATGGGGACAAGCGATCCGCAGCATCGGCAACACCATTGAAACGTCCCTCGTACAAGCGCTCGTGGAGGTGGGCCTTCAGATGGTGAAAAATGCGCTGCTCAAGGACGTGCTGGACGCCGCGGATTCGTCCAAAACCAAGACCAAGACCACCGAAAAAGCGATTGAGGGAGGCATGGAATCCATTGCCCAGCTCGGGCCGATCTACGGAACGCTGGCGTTTGCCGCCTCGCTCGCGGCGATCATGGCCCTTGCTGGCGGCTTCGAAGAAGGCGGCTACACCGGCGCCGCGGGCGGCGTCGTCCATCCTCACGAGTACGTGTTCAGCGCGCCGGCCGTGCGTGCGATCGGCGCGGGCAACCTCGAGCGCGCGCATCAGGCGGCGGTTGCCAGCGGGCCAGCGGGGGGCGGCCGGAGCAAGCCACAGCGCATGATTCACGTCATGGCGCCGAACATGATTTCAGCCAAGCAGATGGCCCGCGACCCCAGCTTCGACAACGTGATGCTGGATTGGTCTCGGCGGCGCCGGGGCGAGCAAATCGAGACATGAAGTTCCCGGTAATCACTGCGGAGGGGCAGACGTTCGGCCTGCTGCTGATTCAGCCGAATTGGGATTCGCCGGTTGAGATCGCGCACCGCTGCGACACGCTGATTGGCGAGGGACGCACCAGCATCGAGGAACGCCGGCCCGAGAGTGCCGCGACTAGCTTGTCCATCAAATTCCACCTGACGGCGGCGGATGACGAGGCCGACGACTGGCGCAAGGGACTGGCCGCGCTCGGAAACAATCCGGTGGCGATTCCACTCTGGCCCGATGCGCGGCCGGTGGCGGATTGGGCCAATCGCATCTATGACCCGCAGAAGGTCATCAATTTCGACCCAGACACGGGTGATTACGCGATCTACGACGCCGGCAGCCTGCCCGGCTCACCAGCCTATCCACTGTACGCGCCGCTGATGCTCTGCCGGTGGACCGAGCGCCCGAAGGCGTCGGCGCAGGACGAGACCTTCTGCGAGGTGGATCTGGATTTGTTTGAGGCGCGACCCTATGACTGGCGCATCGGGATCAACAGCTATGGCTCGACTTGGGGCGAGGAGCCGGACTGGACGAACCCGGTTGATGATACAAGCACGCACGGCCTCGAACTGTTGCAGCCGAACCCGGTCGTGGCGCCGTTGCTCGACCGCACGAGCAGCGCGGCCCGCTGGCAGGAGGACGCTGGGTTCACCTTTGCCGACAGCCTCGCGATCCGGCAGGCGTTGACCTTCTTTGTCGCGCAGAAGGGGTCGGTCCTGTCGTTTTCGGTGCCTGCATGGTTCCAACCCGGCACGGCGACCTCGGGCACGCCCGACACCTACACCGCGCGCTTTGCGTCCGACACGTTGACCCTGACGTATCCCGATCCTGCCTATGCGACCGCAACCATCGGCTTCATTCAGGAGGTTGCCGGCGTCACGCAATCTCAGCCATCGAAGAAGTTCCTTTTCAAATTCAGCTACGCTCAAGACCCGACTAACCCTGAGTGCTACACCGATTGGGATGCGCCGCTGACCATTGGCAGTGAGACCTACCAGCCGGCGCAGATTTCATGCGACCAGACTCAGCGCTCACTGAAGCCGCAGGATGAGAAGGCAGAAGTCAAGATGGCTTATATCGCCGGCTCACTCGCCGCAGATTGGATTCCGGGGCGGCTATTCGGCGTCGTGACGCTGACCATATGGCAATGCGATCCGGCGAACCCGTCAGCGCGCACACAGATTTTTACTGGTTTCATTACTCAGATAGCGCCTGAAGGAAACCTCCTGACGATCACAGCGACGCTTTTTGGCACGCTGCTTGATCGCCGCATGCCAAGCTGGATTTATGGTCCGAGCTGTAACACCTATGTTTTTTCGTCGCTCTGCGGGCTGCTTGAAACCGCCTGGCGTTGCTCGGGTACTGCAGCGCAGGCTGATTTGTCTTCTGATCGGCTGACGCTGTCAGTTCACAGTCTTTCGGGTCCGGGTTCGCCAACAAACGCGAATTGGTTTGCCGGTGGCATCCTGCGCACTGGCAGCGGTCGAAACATCCAAGTAGTGACCATTGTTTCCAGCAGCTATGCTGGTGGCGTGCTGTCCTTGGTTCTCAACCGCCCGCTGTGGGCAGACATGATTTCAGCAGGGGGCCAGGCCGTACAGCTCGTGCCTGGCTGCGATGGGCAGGCGTCTACCTGCACAACCAAGTTTAGCAATTACGCGAACCTCCGCGGCATGCCGTTTATCCCGCAGTTCCTAGCCGTCCACGAAGTCGGGGCGCCGCCCACCTCGAAGAAATGAACTTTATCAAGACAGTTTTTTTGAAGCTCCGACGCTGGTATCTCAGGCATACGAAGGTATGGCTGCGTCTCAGCGACGATGGATCGTTGTTCTACGTCGATTGTGACCGGGCGATTCACGGATTCTGGATGGAATCTAAAGCCATGGACGGCCCGACGCCGGAAAAGCTGAGAAAGATGTGCGGCGGCTTGTTCTCTCCGATGGTGATTCAGACCACGCAGAACGACGGCACCACGAAACACCGCGTGGTCTATCCGTTCGTTTGGTGGAAGGTCCGATCGAGCTTCCACCGTCGCGAGAAGGTGTCGTGGGCCGATGACCGGGTTCAAGACTGGCTCGCTTGCCGGAAAGAATTTTGATGAGCGACTACTTCACCGATCCCGCTGCCGTCTCCGCCCTGCGCACCGCCTGCGCGAGCTGGATGGGGACGCCGTTTCGCTCCAACAGCGCCGTGAAAGGGCCGTTGGGTGGCGTGGATTGCGCGGGTTTCGTGGCATCGGTCCTGCGTGAGATCGGCGCGATTTCCGAGACGGTCGCCATACCGCCGTACGATCTGAACCATGCCGAGCACAGCGCAGAAAGCGTGCTGCGTGCATGGTTTGAACAGCCTGCCGTGCGTGCCCGCGTGCGCCATGTAGACGAAACGGAGCCGCATCTTGACGGTGATTTCGTGTTCCCGCGCGTTGGCCGCACTGAGCATCATCTAGGCATCCGCATCGGTGATCTTGTGTGGCATGTCGTGCGGCCATCGGGCGTCTGTGCCCAGACGGTCTCGCAACTCAAGTTGAGTCCGCATCGGCACCGGCTGATGACGAAAGGGCCAAGTGAGTGACGCCTTACTATCAAGACGCTTGGGTGACGATCTACCACGGCGACTGCCGGGAGGTGCTGCCGAGGCTGGGTGAGATTGGGGTTATCGTTGCGGATCCCCCTTACGGCATTTCGCTCGAAACAGCATACCGGATGCGCGGACGCGGGCGCTTGGCTCAGTGCGTGGATTACCCGGAAGTGACCGGGGATGATAAGCCGTTTGATCCGGCCTTTGTTTTGGCCCTTGATGTTCCTACGGTTCTCTGGGGGGCGAACTATTTCAACCAACACCTTCCCGCAGCGTCCGGTTGGCTTGTGTGGGACAAGCGATGCGACCGGATGCAGAACGATCAGGCGGACGGCGAACTTGCGTGGACGAACTTCGTCAAGGGCGTCCGAATCTTTCATCACGAGTGGAACGGATTCAGGCGAGAAAGCGAAATCGGCGAATCGTATCATCCCACACAGAAGCCGGTGATGTTGTTCAACTGGATTCTGACGGGGAGATGGTTCCCCGCAGCCGGGGTGATTGTTGACCCATTCTACGGATCCGGGCCTTGCCTCCGCGCCGCCAAAGACCTCCAGCGCCACGCCATCGGCATCGAAATCGAGGAACGCTACTGCGAGATCGCCGCCAAGCGGTGTGCACAGGAAGTGCTGGCACTAGCATGAGCTTTCTCAGCAAATCCCCGAAGCTGCCCGCGACCGCCACGGCCACCACACCGCAGCAGTCGTCCTACAAGGAGGCCGAGCCAGTCGGCATCGGCTTCGGTCGGGAAATGCTCGGCTCGCACTGGCTGTCCGACGCCT